TAGGTAAATTCTTACCACCAAAATCTTCCATTTTTGAAATCATAGCAAGCGTTGGATTGTCTGAATAGACCATATTTTCTCAAACTGTTATCGTAGTGGCTTTTTATCCTCTACTTCTTGTGCTTAATTAAATACTCTACTAGTTTGGTAGCATTTTCAGCCGATTCTTTTATCATCCCCACTGCTGAATTGCAATGATTACATAAAAGTTCTCTTACCTTACCAGTACTGTGACAGTGGTCGACACATAAACATTTACCACTCTCTACATCTGTGATATTACATATTGCACATTTATAATCTTGTTTCTCTAACAAGTCTCTAAATTCTTGCTCCGTAATACCGTATTTCTTTAGCCTGCTCCAATGTGATTTATACTCTTTTTGAGTTGGGGTAGTCCAATTCTTTTTCTTATTGGCCTTATCCCTAGAAACTCTACCTTTTTCAGTTTTCATATAGTCTGCATGGTCTTTATTAGTGCAGGTTCTACATCTACTTTTATAGGTATTTAGTTTCTTTACGAAGTAAAATTCCTTTATTTCTTTTACTTCTCCACATTTAGTGCAGCGTTTTTGCACAAGTTCAGCATACATTTTAACTCCTATTTAGAGTTTCGGACACTCTTGGGACTATTTTATTCTGTATTTTATACAGTGTCAAGTCCTATGCGTTACGATGTCTCAAACTGTTACATTATGAGATTATCTCGGTATTGGCGTTTCAGCGTCCACCGATATTGTCCGATTTATACACGGCAGATTTAGTTTACCGTGTCGTTTGTGTAATGCTGCTTCAAAGCTGAAGCGAAAGTTTGCATATTTAATGCCATTTGAGTTCTCTTTTCTTGTCCCGAAGGACTGTTTTGTTGACTCTTAATGAGTCGTTTTTTTGTTTAATTTTTATCAACAGTTAAGGCCTGTCGAAGTTAGCCTAGTGTAGGTATGGCCTACTCTTCCCATCGAAGCAGTTTCGCTGCTTCTCTTACTTTCTCCTCTTTACTTAGATTTCTTTCTCCTGATACTGGCACTTCAGCAGATAAAGTGTTCGACAATGTTTGCGTTGTCTGTGGTTCTTTCACGTCTTCTTTTTTTGGAGCTTGTTTAGCCCGTTTTGCTTCATAAGTCTTGCTCACTCGTTCATCTAAATGTGCCTCGACAGCGTCGCAAGCGTCTTTATATGATAAAATTTTAATAAGTTGGTCAGGAATGCCCTTTTCAACTTGTTCCAAGTAATGCTGGTTCATAACTTCATAAACCATGCTTACATTGTCGTAGGCTCTAATAAGCTCATATTCATCAGACTTGTTTACGAAATCTGTTAAATCGGCTATTACACCCTGTACAACCTTCTCGTGCTGTTTTTTTGCAGCTTCTTCTTCTGACTCTTTTTTCTTAATTTCTTTGTTATCAAACTCTTCTCTTAGGGCCTTAATTTCAGCTCTTAAAGCAGATTCTGTTTCTGACATACTTCTTTTGAACTTTTTCTCTGGGTCTGGGTCAGCCTCTTCCATTAACATTTGGCCTATTTCATCTACTGTTAAACCCTTTGATAGTAAAAAGTCTAAAGCTTTACGTTTATTAGTACTGATTTCCTTGTCTAACTGTTCATACGGAGCTAATTTCTTACGATTTTCTTCGATTTCTGCTAGTTTAAGGTTATATTCTGTCTCTTTAGACTTGAATTTCTCATTAAACTCTTTCTCTTTACGAGTTAAAGCAGCAAACTTAGATGCAAATTTATCTATGTGTTCGGTGCTTTTGATTTCTGGTTTAACAATTGTTTCTGGATTAACGACTGATGCGTCTACTACGGACTCAACCGTAGCTTGAACTGATTCTGACATGAAGGACCCCTTTGGCTTAATAAGAGCTTAATGCTCAATAGAGGTCCCTTGTTTTTTTACATTGTAGGTAATAAATCTGATACTGGAGGAGCAGCTGGTGCACCTGTTGGGTCCATTAAGTCTGGTCCAACAGCACCTTCAGCTTGCTGAGTTGCCGGAGTTACCGGCGCTACAGGCTGAGGAGGCGTGCTAGCAATAACCAACAGTTCATTAGCGTCTGACATCCACTGACGAAACAGTTCCAACAGCTCTTCTGGAGCCGATTGAGATTTATACATAAGATATGCTTGCTGCATTTTCTTAATACCGTATGACAGATTCTGGAAAGGCTCTGGAGCTTGGTATTCCATTTTGTCTACCATTAGTTCTATTTGTCTTTCTATGTCTTCTACGCCGCTGTTAGCCATGTTGTAATATGATTTTAAGTCTGGGAAGTCTAACAGTTTCATACCGTCTTCTTTGTTAACAAGACCGGCTTGCATAAGTTCCTGGACTTCTGATAACCTAGCACTAGGAGTTTGACTTAAGGCTGAAGTCGGGAAGATTTGCATCATGTACTGGTCATCTTCCATAGATACATCGGACCATTTAATGGTACGTAAAAAGTCTGAACCCGGCACTTTTACTTCATAATTATCTGTTTCTTCAGCAATATCTTTAGCATAGTCAATCATGATTTCACAAGCGTCTAAGAAAGTCTGCTCGTACCGTTTAGCACAAGCCATGAAGCGCTCAGTTTCAATTTCGTTATAAGTACGCATTGCCTTACCGCTGTTTAAACCGCTTGGTTTTTGAGATTGTGCGGACAACTGTGATAAACCAATAATTTCGTATGAACGAGTGTAGAGCCGGTCTAATTGGGTGAACAGTTCCCCAGGAATGCCTCCTAAAGCTCCCCATTCAGGCTTAGTACCAGCATATTTAATAATGCCACCTATTTTATTGTTTAAGTGCGTAGACATGATTTTAGAGCTAGCTTCAACCATAAGTTTTGGAACCGAAACTAAGTGCATGCTTATTTGGATAGTTCTTAACAGCTTATTAATCTCTAACTGTAAACCAGTCAACTGTTCAGCTATGCCTTGTCCCCAAAATCCCAATGGGCGCTCATTCCAGCGGCTGAAAACGAACGGAAAGTAATCTTTACAATACTCTTCGTTCCATAAATCTTGATTATTAATACAAATAGTATGTCGCCCATCTTTTGACTCTTCAGAACTAGGAAGACGCCAAGATTCAATAACTAATAACATGTCTCCATTTCTAAAACTGTTATCCATATTCTCGTTAGACATGTCTGTTGCGCTATCAATAGCTCCCGCATACTTAGGATAACACGCCTTTAAAACATCCTTATTAATCCATTTCTTTTGATGCATTTGACGAGGTGCGCCGTATATAGCTTCATTATTATCAATGATTAATTCATCAATAAACACTCGTTCTACCTCTATTTTAGTACCTTTTCTGAAGATTTTTAAAGCTCCAGTACCAAATATGCAGCCGTCAGAGAAAATTCTAGGCATGATGTTATATAACTTGGTAGAGTAAAACTGACCTTCAGCAAACTTAGTGAGCTTTTCAGCCTTTCTTTTTAAGCTGAAATCTCCGTCGTCCGTTAAAAAGTATGGTCGCGGCTTATTTTTAGTTATCTTAGAAACAGCTGTATCAATCATACTCTGGACAACATTTAGGGTTACCCGATTTTGGATTGAATAACTGTTTTCAGACTGGGTATAATTAAACTGTGCTAGTCCGTTATATTCATGATTTCCATATAGGCGCATGTGCTTAATGTTGTCAGCTTGAGTATTGGCCTGTCTGTTATCCAACATTTTAATGTAGGGGAATACCGACTTATGGGCCTCTTTTTTATCCTTAAACCAATAGTAATGTGCATTATTCATTTATAATCCTTATCTAGTTGACCAGTATAAATCTTCATCGTCCTCTTGCTTAGAGTCTTGAGAGTCTACCAGGTCTTTTTGTATTACGGCCTTTTTATCTTCATTCAAAATAGCATCCTCAATAGATTTGAGGTCCTCAACTAGTGCTAGGTCACTAAGCTCAAAAGAATATTCTGCTATCTTTACGGCTTTTACCTTTTGCTCTTTACACCATAAAATTAGATTTTTCAGCTCTTCTATATCTTTAACCATGCTAATACTCCTATTGTTTTTACTCGTCCCAGCTGTCATAGCCAGAATCAAATATGAATTCTAAATCTTCGTCGGACACCACGTCGTCATGGTCAGCATACTTTTTAGCCTCGACAGCGTCAGCTTCTTGCTGCTCCAACATGTCCATATAGGCCTGAGTCTGCTTATGTGGCACCTTTAGTATGCCCTCAGCTTCAATATAATGCTTACAATGCCTCCATGCGTACAATACGGCATCTCCAATATCTGTATGGTATATGTCGGAAACTCTCAGCTTTGTAGGGTCCGACCGGTCCCAAACTACTAAACTGGTATCTTGTTCAAAACGGGACCCTTGAAATACCTTCATTTTAGCAGTTCTCAGGTCATCATTCATAAGCTCAATAAACTCGAATTTTCGGTGCTTTTCAGCTACTTCCATGTTGACACCGTGTCGCTGTCTAATTTCCTCTTGTATCTTTTTACCTAGACCGCCGCCATCCATAACCATTTTTACAGGCATGTATTTGTCATATAAATATTTAATTTTCTGAATTAAAGGAGTTATAGTCTGTTTCTCGGTAATATCTTCTTCTACTAAGTAAACTCTTCCGTCTGTAAAGTTATATCCCATGATAGCTATAGCATCACAATCTACATACCCAATATCAACCCCCATAATATAAATCATGCGGCCAGAAGGAGGGCTCCCAAACAGATTTAAGGCAGGATTAAACTTAAATACTAAGCTGTTCTTATCTTCTACCCAGTCCCCATAAGTCTCTCGACGGTAAGCAGCGTCACTTTCAGTTATACCCTTTAGTTCCCGTTCTTCCTTAAGCCGGTCATTCAAGTCTTTAGCTGGTAACCCATACTTACCTTCTGGGTTGTGCATATGAGGATTACCAAAAGCATTCCATTTGAAGTTGGGTATTTTGGGAGAATTACAATATTCATAGAAAGGTCCAGCAGGAACAGGGCCGGGAGTACCAGTTAACCCCAATTCTCCGTTTAAATCTCGTAATCCAGGTAGTAAAATATCATTAATTAACGTACGAAGGTATGGTCTGAAAGACTGGGCCTCATCTACATAGGCTTTTCTTAATTTTAATCCCCGATACTTTTCAATTTCAGCTTCATCTTTAGCACCGCCACATCTAATTGTAGATTTGGTATCGTTAAAGAACATTTCAAGTCGGGTTTCGTCAGTTTTGACATTCAGTTTATATTTATCTGTTACTTTTTTTAACTCGTCCCAAATAATTGCTCGGGCTGAACGGGACGTCAAGGTTAAATATAGGCATAGTACATTATTTTCAGTTAAGCAGGTATGTACAAAATCTGCTATTATTGTATTCGTCTTGCCCGCGCGACGTGAAGTACATGCAGACTTAATAATTCGTTTCTCTAAAGCAAATTGCAGCTGTTCCGCGAAACAAAAATCTTCTATCAAAAATGCAGGTGCCGCTGCAGCCCTTTCGGACTCAGCGGCTCTTTTCTTCAACTCTTTTAAAACTTTAGCTTTTGATATTGCCATTATTTCTTCTGTTTAATCTCTGTAGGTGCTGTTGAAGCTTCTTTTAAAATGTCGTATTCAATGTACTGCACGTTATTCCAAGAAGTAAGGGTAGCTTTATTCCCTTTTCGTATTAAAATTCCATTTTCAACTTCTGCCAACTCATATCCTATAGCAGCTTCATAATTAGGAGTATTTGTCTTAGTATTTGGTTGAATATATGAATGAACTTCTCCAGCCAGTTTAACACCTTGATAAAATTTAACTCCTAGAATCTTTAAATCTAATTTATTCATTTTGAAACTCCCCAGTTAAGTGATTTTTTATATGCTATGTAATTTGCCTTATTTTTAGGGTCTACTACTTGACCCTGCTTAATTAAAGGACAAGCGTTAAACTTTACTTCTATTTGAAACATGCCCATGAAGACAAAAGTTTCTGTAATAGACGTATTTAATAAAGAGTCGGAGCAGACAATGTTCACCACTTCATCAGCAGCTTTATCTGTAACTGCATCTTTACCGCTAACCCAGTATTCATCTTTTACTTTGGCTTTGTAAGCATCTAAAGTAATGTTTAATCTATTTGCATTAACAGTTTCCATGTTGCGAACCCATTTTTTATAGAAGGCTAAGCGAGACTCTAACTCTCCATCTTCAAACTGTCCTTCAACGCCGCCTGCAGCTCTGTGGAACATTAAAATACCAGAGTCGATAATATTTCTTTTGCCTGGCAACGCCTCTACAATTGCAGACCCCATGGAGGCAGCAAATAAAGTAATTGTTTCTAAATTTGGAACTGTTTTGGCAAACTCAATAAAATTGAGGCCCGAGCTGATAGAGCCCCCTGGAGTGTCTAGTACTAAATAAATAGTGTAAGATTTAGTGCCGCGTTTAGCTACTTTTTTCGCTAAGTCTAATTGAGCTTTAGACACCGACTCGTCTGAAACCTCATTTCTAAATACAACCATGTTATCTGGTGTAAGTTCAATGTTTTTTGCGAATACTACCCCACATAATAACATTATTGCTAAAAATACCTTCATACTTGCTCACTTTTCTGTTCTGTTTCAGAACTGTTTTGTTTGTTTTTCTCTTCTAAAAGAGCTTGGACTTGAAATTGAGAGAGTGTTAATCTCATGTAGAAGTCAGCTGCTTGACGTACTAACTCATTTTTACTTAAGGTTCTTAGTTGCTTTTTAAATTCTGCTAACTCTTTTTCCATTAAAAAATCTCCTTTGCTATACCTAGCTTAATAATTTGCTCAGCTGTCAAAAAGACATCCTTCTTTGAGTGTAGCAGTTTACGCCAAAAATTACTACTCTTTTTACTATTTTCAGCTAAGAATTTACAGTACATATCTTCTTCTTTAGCTAAACTTTTTAGTATGTTTTGCAAAGCTGACAGCGTACCCTCGGTACCTAATGATGCT